ACGGGAATAAGCTCCCCGTTTTTGCATTCCCTCCTCCTTGGCCGTCTGCGTTATTAATTTTATAAGGAGAGTTTACTAAGGAGACAGCACGATGAAAAAAGCACAAAACCACCCCCAAATCACAAAAGAATACCTAGATTCAATCCTGCGTTATGATCCTGATACTGGTTTTTTTCATTGGCGCGTTACCCGCAGTCAAAATGCTAAGGAAGGAGGTTTGGCGGGAAGTATTCGAACTGACGGCTACACTAGAATCCTAGTGAGAAATAAACTTAGGTACGCTCACCGACTCGCATGGATATCACATTATGGTAATCAACCTACCGAGGAGATAGACCATATTGACCAAAACCCTTTAAACAATGCTATAAGCAACCTTAGATTGGTGACCCATAAAGAAAACCACAGGAATAAAGGTTTATGCGCTATCAATACCAGCGGAGTGAATGGCGTTTACTTGTTTAAATCGCGTGGCAAGTGGGTAGCTAATATTACGGTTGACAATAAGACGGTTTACCTTGGCATATATGAAGACTTTTTTGATGCTGTTTGCGCCCGCAAGTCTGCGGATATTAAATACGGATTTCATGCTAATCACGGTCAGTCATTATGAGTGGCTGGATTTGTTTACATCGTAAGCTCTTAAAATGGGAGTGGTACGATGACATTAATACTTCGCGTTTGTTTATTCACTGCCTTCTCAGGGCCAACCACACCGCTAAAAAATGGCAGGGTATTTATATACCTTCTGGTAGCTTTATTAGTGGGCGAAAGGTTTTAGCTAAAGAAACAGGTCTGACAGAGCAACAGGTGCGCACTTCATTAAACAAGCTAAAATCAACCAACGATATAACCATCGAATCAACCAACAAGAATTCGTTGATAACCCTTATGAACTGGGAGTCTTATCAAACTAAACCAGAACAGCAACCAGCTAAAACGCCAACGGATAACCAACGGATAACCAACAAACAACCAACGGGTAACCAACGGATAACCACAAACAACAATGTAAACAACGATAACAATGTAAACAACAAAGACAAACCCCAGCGCTTCGCTAAACCTTTGTTAAATGAATTGGAAGACTACAAGAAAGAAAAGCAATTAAACTTTGATCCGCAATCATTTCTTGATCACTATGATTCAAACGGTTGGAAGGTTGGGCGCAACTCAATGAAAGATTGGAAAGCCACAGCTCGGAACTGGTCAAAAAATAGCACAGGTTTTAGCCAACCCACTAAATCAACGTACAAGGATTTTCCAGCATGAATAAACAATGGCAAGCGCCTGAAGCGGAAAAGGTATTTATTGGTTCAATTCTAACTAGGCCAGCGAGATTACTTGAAGTCACAGCTACGAAAGCTAGTTTTATGATTGAAGCACACGCGACTGTATTTGATGTGATTATGGATATGAACCAATCTAATAACCTGATTGATTTAATATCAGTAGCGGATCGCTTGACAGAGTTAAATGCTAGTTCAAAAAATAACGTTTATGCTTACCATGCTTCGTTTACTGGTGGTTGGTTACATCAGTTATCTAATTGGATGGAGGCGGCTGTTGTTGATTCTTTTTTCTATTCATCGCAAGAAATTATAATACGCGAGTATCGCAAGCGAGAAATAACAAAGATCAGTTATAACTTGAGCGAAGATTATGATGCTGATGTCGCCATACAAGAATTAATGAATTTAGAAGTGGTTGAGAAAAAGCACACCCACACGATTACTGAGGCTTTAACAGTTGCTATTGATAAAGTACAAGAGTTGGCACAGCATGGTGGTGTTGTTGGTTTGACAACTGGTTTAAAGGCTTTGGATGACGCTATTGGTGGATTCCAATCACCAGATTTATATATTATTGGAGCAAGGCCAGCAATGGGTAAAACAGCAGTTGCTATGAACATGATGCTATCTAATAATTGCGCGGCTGGATTCTTTTCGACTGAGCAACCAATGGAACAAATAGGAATTAGGACATTATCAATACAAAGCGGTGTTTCTGCTAATCGAGTAAGAAAGGCTGACTTCCAAAATGGCGATATAGAAAGGCTTATATCTACACTAGGACAACTTAAAGGTCGCAATGTATTAATCCATGACAAGGCTAATATAACGATTGGTGAGCTAATGCGTGAAGCTAGGCAAATGAAGTTTACTCACGATATACAAGCGGTCTATGTTGATTACATTCAGCGAATCAAAAGCCCGAAGGCAGAAAACAGACGGTTAGAAGTTGCTGACGTTGTGACGGGCCTTAAAACACTTGCCAGAGAACTAAATATTCCAGTTATAGCATTAGCACAGGTATCGCGAGAAGTTACTAAGCGGCCTGACAAGCGTCCTCACATGGGCGATCTTTTAGAGTCTGGTGTCATAGAGCAAGAAGCTGATGTTGTGATGATGCTTTACCGTGATGAGGTCTACAACGAAGACACAAATGAAAAAGGTATTATTGAAATATTAATCGATAAGAACCGACACGGGCCAACTGGCAAGCTTAAATTTGCATGGATTGGCGATCAAATGAAAATAGCGGATCTGCAAGGGGGGTCGTTTTAATGTTAAAGCATATTACAGAATATCTACCAAAGCACTTAGCCAAGGGTTATCGAGAATACTTAGAAAGGCAAATAGCCAATCAAACAAGCACAATGACAGAAGAAGAAATACAGGATAATTTAAAGCAATTGAAAGAGTGTGTTAAATAAAGCAAATTACCTATTGACCTGTTAGCACAAATCTATATAATAAGGGTTATTGAAACAACGCAACCAGGAAAGAAAATGAAAAATAAAGTAATCAAATTATTAGTAAAAAGAGGAAACAACGAGAATGACGTAACTGTGATGGTAGCTGCTAATTATGATTATGCGGTAAGCACTTATTCACAAGCCAAGGCTTCTTTTATTGCCGATGTTATAAGCGCTCTACAATGAGCGCAGATCTAAATTATTCGATAATCGAGAGACATATCTCGGTTATCAAAAACGGTGAAGCGATATTGCATAATGATTGCATAATGACAGTTTCTAATAACAATATTAAAAGAGGCGGACTAGGCTTAACAATATTTGGAGATAGCTACCATTGCGGTTATAAGCCAGTAAAATTGGTAGAGTTTAAACACGTAAAGGCAATTTAGACATGAAAGAAACTAAAAAAGCAAGGACGCACTTAACAGGCAACCAACACAATAAGCTTCCGCTAGATAAAGTAATTGGAAGTTATTGGCGGGTAAGATGTACAGCAGCATCTAAGCTAGAGTGGAAAGCTAAAGCAAAAGCGGCTGGAATGAATGATTCAGAATACACGAGAATGAAGCTAAACGAGGAATAGCCAATGAGTAAGCAATCAACAGCAGACAAGTCATACTTTAATCAATGCGATGAAGAAGATTGTGGCAAAGACATTCCGCGCAAAGAAGACCAGTCAAACAGTAATTATAATCGTATTAAAAAATGCTCACCCGAATGCGCGACTAAAGCAAGAAATAGAGGTGCTTTAATTAAGCTGGGCCATATAGAACGAAAGATTAACTTTGACGCAATAAGCTGTTTTTATCTGGGCAAGCAACATTTATTGAAGAGGGCAACATGAAAGACAACGAAGCATTGCTAGATTTTAACGACGATATACCCAACGCACTAGACACGCAAATAGGAGGTGATCACTACAATACTCAAGGTTTGCAGCCATTTGAAATTGCATATGCTAATTTTGGATATTATGCAATACAGCATTCAGTTTATGTAAAAGTCTTGAAATACCTTAACCGAAATAAAGGAACACACCGCGAAGACGTAGAAAAAGCAATACATTGCTTGCAGATACAACTTCAATTTTTAGATCAGCATGAAGCCGAACAGGAGAAATAAGATGAATCCAATATTATTTACAGTAACAATATTTACAGGTGTAATACTTTGCGCTTTAAAATTGTCAACGATAATCGATTGGTCTTGGTGGTGGGTAACTTTGCCGTTTTGGGGAATGGTTGGTGGGTGTATGCTTTACATTATCGGAACATGGGTATGGTATTACATGCAAATGAGCTTTGATAAATTTTTTAAATAATTAAATAGGATAGTAAGATGGCTAGAAACTTAAATTCATGCTCGTTTATTGGACGGCTTGGTAAAGACCCAGAAATAAAAAACATGCCTAACGGTAATGCGGTGGCTAACTTTGGTATTGCTGTAGGTGATGATTACAAGGATAAGCAAGGCCAGAAGGTTGAGCAAACCAATTGGGTCAATGTTGTGATCTTTGGGAAACTGGCTGAAATTTGTGGTCAGTATCTAACAAAAGGATCACAGGTTTACATTAACGGAAAGTTTGTAACTAGGAAATGGCAAGACAAAGAAGGTAACGATAAATACAGCACTGAGATAGTAGCCAACGAAATGGAAATGCTAGGCGGAAAGTCTGATGATGGAGCTAAAGCGGCTCAACCAGATAAATACCCAAGTCATCAACCACAGCCAGCTAATAACCAGCCTGTAGATGAT